CAGCCCACGTCAATACTACGCTCTGATCTCTCAGGTTGATACCAACATTCTGAACCGTGACTACGGTAACAATGCTGGTAGTGTTCAGTCTGGTGAAGGTCTCTATGAGATTGCTGGTATCAAGATTATGCGTTCCAACAACCTGCCCTTCCTGGCTGGTACTGTGGCATCCGTGAATGGTGAGAACAACGATTACTCTGGTAACTTCGCTAACCACGCTGGTCTTATCTATGGTAAGGAAGCAGCTGGTGTTGTGGAAGCTATCGGTCCTCAGATTCAGACCACTGGTTCTGACGTGAAGACCATGTATCAGGGCGACATCATCGTTGGTCGTATGGCTATGGGTGCTGACTGGGTGAACCCGGCTGCTGCTATTGAGCTGCTGGCTGGTTGATAACGGAGGTACTATTATGTCCTACGTTCCTGGTTCTAGTGTGATTGTACGTATCATCAGCCCCAATGGCATTGGTTTGGTTGGCTCTGACACCTTGAACCCGCCTACTCGAATTGAGTATGGTCGGACTATGGGTGCAGCGGCTAACATCAAGACCGACGATGCTGATGGTAAACTCCCTTATGCTGTCTGATTAAATTATGGCTAATCTTTCTACTGCTGCTGGTAACAACGGTGTTGCCGGTACCTATAATCCCGCAACCCGCACCGTAACTGGTGCTTACGGTACCACTTATTCTGATAATGGTAACCTGGCTGTGTCGGATAACCATGCTGTTCGTCGTTCCGTGTCTAAGACCGCTAGTGGTTATGGCTCGGCTGTGAATGCTTCGAAGGTTTATTCTGAAACTCAAGGTATGCGCTTTGCTTACTCTGGTGTGGAGGCTGATACTCCTGCACTGACTGCAACTCGCTCTGCTACCTGATTAATTCACTCTTTGGGGAGGGCTTCACGGCTCTCCCTTTTTTTTAATTAATATGTAACATATTGTTATGCCCTATCCTACAACTGGCTCTAAAACTGAGCTACAAGCTATCAACCAAATTTTGGCGTCAGTTGGTCAAGCGCCTGTCACCACCCTTGATACCGAGACTGTCACTCTTTCTGATGGTCAGACCGTAACTGTAGTAACCAATCCGGACATTGCGATTGCTTATGATACTCTCCAAGAGGTATCACGGGAAGTGCAGGCAGAAGGTTGGTCATTTAATAAAGAATATGATTACCAACTAACACCGAATATTACAACGAAATACATTATTATTCCTGATAATGCTTTGCAAGTAGATCTTTCTAATAATCCTAGGTATGCTAGTGCATACGCTTATAAAGACACAATTAGAAGGGATGGTAGGTTGTACGATAAAATTGCTCACACCGATGAATGGGATGATCCAATTTATTGTGATATTACTTGGTGGTTCCCTTGGGTTGATTTGCCTGCACCTATTCAAGATTATATCACTGCACGTTCTTCTTCTATCTTTGCCAGTCGTGTGATTGGTGATCCTACCCAATATCAAATCCTTCAACAGAAAGAAGCATATACACGAGCTATGGCTATTGAGTATGAATGTAATCAGGGAGACTATAGTTTCTTTGGTGCTCCTAGGGAAGGTTCTGCTTATCAAAGTTATCAACCATTTAAAACATTGCAGAGGTACTGATGGCAGTAGTTACACAACAAGTTCCTACATTTCTTGGTGGTGTTAGCCGTCAACAAGATACCAAAAAAACTCCTGGCCAAATGTCAGAGATCTTGAATGCATTTCCAGATCCAGCCTTTGGTCTTATTAAAAGAAACGGTAGTCAGTATTTGGATGTACTGACACCACCAACAGCGGATACATTAGAAGGTGCCTATTGGTTTTCAATTAATCGTGATGACGATGAAAGTTATTTAGTAGCAGTCACGAATGCTGGTAACATTAAATGGTGGAATCTTGTTCCAACACTTAGTGGTTCTACATTTACCTGGGCTAGTGGTGAGTTATCTGATGCAGCCACCCAGGCATATTTAACTCAAGGTTCAAGTGATGCTATTGATAAAATTGAAACAGTTACTTATCTTGATCAGACATATCTGATTAATAAAGAAGTGACTGTTGCCATGCAGCCTAAGTCTAGTTACACACTAAATACACGTGGTACAGTCATTGTTGCATCACTAGAAAATGGTGATTATACTGTTACCTTGGATGGTACTCCGTTCACGCATGCCCGTGCAACTAATGATACAGCTGAGCATGTTCTCACTCAAATTGAAGCCGCTATTAATGCAGCAAATCTTGGCTTTACTGTAGCAGTATACGGTAGCTCTATGGAGATTACCAAGTCCACAGCATTTACTCTTGAAGTTAAAGGAGGTGACAGTGGTGTTGCTTTGACATCTTATCAAGATGAAATAACATCACCTTCTCGTCTTGCTGCTTCTACTGTTGATGGTCGTAGGGTTAAAATCCTTAACTCTATTGATGATCGTAACTCTTATTTTGTTAAATTCATCGGTGTTGCTAATAGTTTAGTCGGTACTGGTTTTTGGCGGGAAGACCTAGGATGGGATGAAGACCCAGCTAATCCTGGTCAATACCTTCTGGCAAGTGGTGGGTTTGATATCACTACAATGCCATATAAACTAGTCAATACTGCCAAGAATACTTTTACTGTTGGAGCTGAGAACTGGGCACCAAGGGTTACAGGTAACGATTTAAGTTGCCCTATTCCTTCGTTTGTTAATAGGGTTATTAAATTTGGAGTTTTGAATAGCAATCGTTTAGCCTTACTTGGTCCTGATTCTGTAGTACTGAGTGCTGCTAAAGATATTGCTAATTTCTTCTATACCAGTGCTCAAACAGTTACTGCTGCTGACCCTGTTGATGTTGACATTCCTAGTGCTCGTGTTGGTACACTTCACTCTGCCATTTCTCGTACACAAGGTCTGATTCTGTTTACTCAATTTGAACAGTTCCTACTGTATTCAGAGAGTGGTAACCTCACACCTTTTGACTCTATTGTTCGTACCATTGGTCAGTATGAGAATGCTCCGGATGTAACTATTCAAGACGTAGGTCCATACGTTAGCTTTATCTCTAGGACTCCTTTGAGTACAAAAGTCTTTGGTATGCAACCACGTGGTGGTAATGAAGCACCAAACACTTCAGAGATTAGTCAGATTGTCTCTGGCTACATCCCTAGCGATGCAAGTCAATTGATTGCTGATCCTCAGAATTCACTTATTGCTACATATAGTGAAACTGATGAAAGCATCTATATGTATAAATTCTATAGCAATGGCCAAGAGCAATTAATGCAAGCTTGGTTTAGATGGAAGGTTATCGGATCAGTTAAATTCATGGAAGTTCTTCAGAACATCCTTGTCTTTGTAACTGAATCTGATGGTACATATAACCTCTCTATTGTTAGTCTTATTCAGGATCCCTATCCGCTTGCACAACGCTTTCCTTCAGGTAGTAGTAATTTAACAACGATTGCTGTCAGTAATGCACGCTTAGATTACCTTTATATCCCTGTAAGTTACGGTACAATTACTTATGATTCTGTAACTCAGCGCTCTACTATCCCTAAACCATATACCCATATTGCTGGTAAAAAGGCTGTTGCTGTACAGATACCAACTGTAGCACCACAACAACCCCAAAAGCTAAGTGATCTTCCCAAACTATTCATCACCAGTTCCTTTAGTCCAATTAATAGTGGTACTATTTATGAGATTGATGAAAGTAATTGGACAGTTCAGGGAGATTTAACAGGGCTTGATTCTAACTTGGTTGTAGGTTATATATTTGACTACGAAGTAGAGTTGCCTACTTATTACTTCAAACAAGGTGAATCTTTTGATTGGAGTGGAGTACTGACAATTGCACGGATGAAGTTTAATGTTGGTCTTAGTGGTTATCTAGAGTTCTTTCTAAAAAGATACGGTGCCACGGACTGGAACCTCATACAACCTGTAATACAAGCTGACTACTACATTACAAGTAGCATTCCTCTTAATAAAGATACGGTATTCAATGTGCCTATTCATCAACTAAATACTAACTATCAACTTAAACTAAAAAGTACATCACCTTTCCCTGTAACATTGACAAATATGACGTGGGAAGGTAATTATTCTACACGTTATATTAGGAGGGCTTAGATATGGTAGCAGCAAAAATAGCCGAAGCAGTTCTCGACTTTACTTTTGGAGCATTTGGTGCAGATGCACAGAATAGAGCTGCTGAAGAGCAAGCTAAGGCTGCTAATGATGCAGCAAAGCAAGTTAGAGGATACCAGAACCAAATGGGAAGACGTGATCGTCGGTTCCTAAAGGACGGTATTAAGATTCAAAAAGGGAATATTCGTGAAGAGTATGCCTACAGGGATCAGACTGCTATGGATTCCTGGCGATACCAAATGGGTATCAATGCATTTAATTATGCTCAGGAACAA